TAATATTAAATTTTCTAGAATTGCAAATATTCGGCAAAGATGATATTTCAAATTCTTATTCTAATGTTTGGAATAAAAGTAATACTACAATATTTAATACATTAGGAAATGTAGGTATCGGAATAACAAATCCAGCTACACCATTACATGTAGTTGGAACAATGGTTGCAACAGGTGATGTTGCTGCGTATTATTCTGATATTAGATTAAAAAATATAACATCGAATATCAGTAATCCACTTAAGATTATTAATAATCTCAATGGTTTTTATTATACTCCCAATGAATTGGCAAAATCGTTCGGATATTCTAATAATAAACAAGAAATCGGTTTAAGTGCTCAAGACGTTGAAAAGGTTATTCCTGAGATAGTTAAAATAGCACCATTTGATATGAAACTTAATGAAAATGATGAAATAATATCAAAATCGGGCGATAATTATTTAACAATAAGTTATGAAAAAATAGTTCCTGTATTGGTTGAAGCAATAAAAGAACAACAAAAACAAATAGATTATTTATTAGAAAAAGTTAATCAAGGTCTTCATCATTAATATTGACCTTTACTTTTGGGCCTCCGCCTTCTACTCCGTCGCTTGTGGATGTTTGGAAAGGTGGAATGGGTCCTCCTTCACCACCTGCTCCCATTGGTGGAACTGCACCATATAGTTTAGTAATTAGAGGTTTGATTTTTTCCTCGCATTCTTTTTGTTTATTTTTATAATCTTCTGTTGCTAGTTTGGGGTTTTCTTCAAGCCATTTGAGAGCCTCATCTACAACCGGGTCAATTTCAGCTTTGATTTCATCAAAATTTTCAGGTGCTCCTTCAGCTTTAGTTGAAAGACTATTTTTAGTATTATAAAGATAATTCTCGAGTTCGTTCTTAGCTTCAATTAGTTGTCTGTTTTTCTCATCTTCTTCTTTATATTTCTCTGCAGCTTTCACCATTTCCTCAATTTGTTCTTTAGATAGTCGTCCTTTATCGTTAGTAATTTTAATATTATTAGTTTTGCCAGTGCTTTCTTCTTTGGCTGTTACTTCAAGAATACCATTTACATCAATAGACAAATCAATAACAATCTTAGGTTGTCCGCGTGGCATTGGTGGAATGCCACTTAGATTAAATGACCCGAGTAGATTATTGTCTTTTACAAAACCTCGTTCGCCTTCATAAATCTTAATATCAACTCCTGGTTGATTGTCTGAATATGTTGAAAAGGTTTGAGATTTCTTAGTTGGAATTGTTGTATTTCTCTCAATAATCTTAGTCATAACACCTCCACTCGTTTCAATTCCAAGAGAAAGCGGAGCAACATCCAAAAGAAGCAAGTCATTTGTTTTTGAACTTCCTTGACCTGTAAGGATAGCACATTGAATAGCAGCACCAATAGCTACAGCTTCATCTGGATTAAGAGATTTATTCAATTGCTTACCATTAAAATAATTACTTAGAAGTTCTTGAATTTTTGGAATACGAGTAGTACCACCAACAAGCACAATTTCATCAACATCTGATTTAGAGATTTTAGCATCTTGAAGAACTCTTCCAATTGGCTCAATAGATTTATTAAAAAACGATTCAGCCAATTGTTCGAATTTGGCACGGCTAATAGTAGTCATATAATCGACACCATCGAAAAGTGAATCAATTTCAACAGGTACCGAAGTAGTAGTTGATAAATTCTTCTTAGCTTTTTCAGCGGCAATATTAAGACGCTTGAGGGCTTTTGGATGTTCTTTAATATCTTTGTTGAATTTCTTTTTAATATCCGCACAAAGATAATCAACAATAAGATTATCAATATCAGACCCGCCGAGATGAGTATCACCAGCTGTTGCTTTTACTTCGAAAATACCACCATCAATACTCAAAATTGAAAGGTCATGAGTTCCGCCACCTTCATCGAAAATAAGAATTGTCTTTTCTTTTTCGTTTTCAGCAATTTTATCAAGACCATAAGCAATAGCAGCAGCAGTTGGTTCATTAATAATTCGCAAACATTCCATTCCACTAATAATACAAGCGTCTTTAGTAGCTTGACGCTGACTATCATTGAAATAAGCCGGAACAGTTACAACGGCTTTTTTTACCGGATGACCCAAATAAGCTTCAGCTGTTTCTTTTAGACGAGAAAGAACCATCGCTGAAATTTCCTCAGGATATAGTTCTTTTTGTTCGCCTTTATATTCGAAATTCAAAACTGGTTTATTATTTGCATCAGATTTTACATCAAACGCCCACAATTTCTTATCGGCCTGAACATAATTATCGTCATATTTACGACCAATTAGACGTTTAATATCATGAAATGTTGTTTTAGGATACATAGTTGAAACATTTTTAGAAGCATCACCAACCAATTTTTCATCATCTGTGAAAGTAACATAAGAAGGAATAATACGAGAGCCTGTTTGATGGTCTGGAAGAACTTCTACACGGTCTCCAATCCAAACAGCAACACAACTAGTCGTTGTACCAAGGTCAATTCCGATGCCTACATTATCTTCTTTTGACATATTGAAATGCTAGTATTTTATAATAATATTAATAATATAAGTCTTTAAATCAATTTATATTATAAAACAAAATGGAAGATTTTAATTTGAGTTCGTCAATTTGATTATTTAAATTGCTAATTGTCTTATCATTATTATCGATAAAATCAACAATTTCTTTTTGAATTTCAGCGGAAGGAATAGAAATTTGTAATTTTTTCAAAGTTTTCAAATTAATATTTTTATATTTGTAGAAAAGATAATAAGCCAAATATTTATGTGAGATAATATCAGTTTTAGGTTTTACAGAAACGGCATAATTATTAAGAAATAATTTCTCATCAGTCAAAAAGACTTTATATTTAGTCAAAATAATATTAAAACCATCTCTATTATATTTATTCGCTTTTTTGGTTTCATCTTTGCACCCATAAATTTTATATTTATCCGAAGAATTACTGCTATCCATATCAAAACCGCAATCGCCAGAAGAAATAATAGCAATATCGGAAAGAGATTTAATAATATAAAATTCAGGAGTTATCAAAGTTTCTTTGACATAGTCAATATAATTGAAGGAACAGTTATTAATAATAAAATCATTAATATTAGCGGAAGCTAAAAGTTCTTTAGAACTGTTAAAGAAATTATAATCATAAAAATTAGTATTTACAGTTTGATATTTATTAGTTTTTTCAGTTGTTTTAATAAAATACAAAAAAACCAATTTAAAATTCTTATTAAACATTCCAGTAGGTAAATAAATAATTTCTTTTAAATCACAGCTTTTTAAAAGAAATTTACGAAAAGAGATATAATCGCTATCATTTTTATTATAAAAAATATTATCATAAGGCAGAACAATAGAACATTCGCCACCTATGATTAAACTATCGACAATTTCATAAATAACATTACAATCCATAGAAATACCTTTGATTAATTTATCATTTGATAAATCAATATCATTATCATTATCATTATTCATATCATTAATATTAAACATTTATTTAATATAGATAAAGCTTCAAAATCTTAAATGTTTGAGATATTTTCTTACTGGATATTCGTTTGGTTTTTATTATATTATTTTAAATTAACAAAATACAATCCATTAATAATATTGATAATAGGATATATAATAACATTCGGGGAATGGTTATATTTGATATTTATGGGTGCAAACAATTATAATATAATAAAATTCATAATTATAAATGTCATAATAAAAATAATACCTATATTATTAATTTACAATTCTAAAACAACATATAAAGATTTAATAATCGGTCTTTATATCTTTTTGGTGTATTTGCTAACAATGGCAATAATGAAAATAGACCCATATAAAATTTACAAAAAAATGTTAAATACTTATTTGTATGACGACAATAAATATAAATCAATTATAAGTAAAATGTATGATTATATATATATTATTATAATAGATAAATAATGGACATAAGCATATTTAAAAATATGTCTGATAATGATTTCTTCAGCAATAAGCTAACTCATATTTATTTTAACAATGAAGTAAATGATGACAGTGTTGATAAACTAATAGAAGATATAAATAATGCAAACAAAGAAGTAAAAACAGAAAATGGAGCTATAAAACAACCTAAACCAATATTAATACATATATCATCAAAAGGAGGAAATGTAACAGATGGTATGCGTTTGTTTAGTATTTTTACTATGAGTAAAACACCGATAGCTACAATAGTTGATAATTATAGCTGTTCTGCAGCAACATTTCTTTCAGTAATAAGTCCATACAGATTGATAACAAATTATGGTTATTGTATAATACATGGATATTCGGTATCAGGAATAACGCAAAGAAAGAAACAGACACAATTACATAATATGATAGAAATATATGATACATATTTTAATAAAATAATTGAGATGTATAAAGAACGAACAAAATTCAAACATGATGAATTGATAGAATTATTACAACACGATTTATTATTAGATGCTAAATTTTGTTTAAAAAAGGGAATAGTAGATAGAATAATAAAAATAGAAAAACATAAAAAGACAGCAGAAATTAAAAAAAATATATATGACGTTATAAACAGTCCTAACAATAATATTAAAATTACATGTAATAATACAATATCACATATTGATAAAATATTATTTGAAGATAATCTATCACCTGTTATAATACATCCAAGGCAAGATAATTGCATTGATACATCAATAAATACCGATGATACATATGAACGAAAAAATTCTTTGACAATATTTCAGACATTAAATTTAATACCAAGGATATTAAATATAAAACAACCAACATATGCAATAATAGACGGTCCGATAAGTATTGATGATTTATTACCAATGTTATATTGTGACCAAATATTTATGTTTGATTATGTACCAATAATATGTAATATTTTATATTTTCATAATAAATCAAGTTTATTAATAGACGATAATATAAAAAATACACAATTAATATTTAACATAATTAGCCAAATATTAAAAGAAAAAACAAAAATGACTGATGAAATGATAGAAAATATCAAAAGTAAATTTAGAATGATAAATTCAAAAGAAGCTTTAAAATTAGGTTTATGTAATACTATCATTCCTCGCAACAATTACTAACATTACTAAATTCGCTCATGTCACTCAAGTCACTTAAATCGCTCATAACACTAATATTATCATTTTTATTCTCATTATCATCATTATTTTCATTATTATTTTCATTATCATTTTCATTTTTCTCACGATTAATATATTTGATAATATTGGCATGAACATTTATTAGGTCGATATGATATTTATTATAGATATCATCAGTAAAAGATAATAACATCATTTTATTATAATATAAATCAGACGTTTTTTTAGCATTTACGACAGAGTTTTTAAAATAGGTCGGAAATATAGCAAATAGAAATAGATAATAATTAAAAACAATGTTTTGACTAAATGATAAGATTATAAAATAAATAGACCTATACATAAATCTTATAAATTTATATAAAGAGAGATAAAATAACTTTATATAAATTAAAAAAATGATAAATTCATTTTAAAAATCGAATTTAAAAAAAAATGGAATTCGACGATTTGCGAGTATTCATAAAAAGAAATTCTAAAATAATGTATTCAAAAATAAATTATACAGATGAAGGTAATATTTATAATTATAAAATTAATGCTAATGGCAATATTTATGAATTTAAATTAATAAATGATGGAGAAACAATAAAAATGGATTATAACGACACAATTATAGACAATGATAATGACATACAATTAGAAATATTTGAAATGTTGAATTATAAGAACATTGAATATATAGATTGCTATATAATCAGAAAAAGAAATGAAACAAAATTCGAAATATTGGATATGTATGATGATTATTATGACAATGTCGAAAAAAAGTTAATTTGCAATCGTTCTTTTAAGAAGAATGATAAACAAATAAAAATAAAAATAATTTGTCAGAACGATGAATATGTAATGTATTATAATATGGAAGAAATATATGGATTTGAAGAAATCATACAAAAATTAGATTTAATCTTGTAATAACAGCAAGTTCAAATCAGATTTTTGTATTTCTGATTTATGGATATTAAGAATATTGGTAATGTATTTATAAGCTTCATCAATTTGTTCAAATGAAATGCCTCCAGTAATAAGAACACTACCACTTTCAAATATAGCAATAGTAATTTTCTTACAATTGTTTTCACCTTTCCCTGAACCTTTTCCGAAACAGTGTTTGCTACAATTGCAAATACCATCTAATTTTTCTTTATTGGAATTCCAGAAATATTCCAATTTTACGCCATGATAACGACCTGGTTCAAAACTGCATTTATTATTATAAACATCGTTAATAAGAATTTTGTGCAAAATCTTTCTTCTAATAAGAAATTTATGTTGCATCGTATTATCAGTGAAAGATTTGAAATCTGTATTAATCATACGTATAATGAAATTATTAAATTTAATATTTTCGATATTAGGTGTTAAATCATTATTCTTTTCATAAATTTGTTTAATTTGAATGATAATGAGTTCAATAATATTTTCGACGATATTCTTATCTTTAATGCCAGTAATTTGAATATTTCCATTTTTAAAGATTTTCAGATTAGGCAAATAAACATCAGATATTTTAAAAATAGTGGTTACTTGATTATCGAACAAATTCTTTTTACCACCTTCTTTTTTTGGTGTTCTCTTCTTTTTGGGATAAACTCCACGTGAATTTGGTCTGTCTGTTATTTTAGGGTAATAAATCCATATAAATTTTTCAGTAATCTCGAAATTTTCATATAAAATATCTAAATTTAAATTTATACCTAAATCAGCATTACAAGTAATAGTACTGACTTTATATTCGGTAAAATAAATGTCTTCTGTTTCCATTGATAATTATATTCATTTAAGAATAAATATCATTTTTTTATATACATTTTTTATTTTTTTTATTTTCAGATAATTTAGCTAAATAAGATGTATTTAATATTTCTGAACTGGTATTGATAGAAATCATAGGTGGAATATTTAAGATATAAGTTTTATCTGTTTTTAGATGGGCTTCTCTAAATTCTTCGATAGTCAAATTACCACCAAACATTTTTAAAAGATATCTAGAAGGGGCTGGACGAATAATATTAGAAAACCCATATCTTTTTGCGAGCATCTGTATCCAACTGTTAATTTCCCAGACTTTATCACTGCTGCCATGAGTAGCAAAATTATAAGCATTAGCACATTGTAAAGAACAAAATGACCCAAAAACAAAATAATTATCGTTTAATGCGTCATAATTATAGGGCATACTATAGACAGTAGGCCCTTCGATTGCATGACAACACCAGAAACAACTGGAATTTTTAGGATTGATATTATTTGCTGCCTGATATTCATTGTCATAAGATATATTTTCAGCATCATTTGAAAAATATGAATTCGATTCATATGGAGTAGGAATTAAAATTTTAGCATCTTGGCTTTCATTACTGTTAATAATATTATTAATTTTTGCCTGTGGAATAGTTAATTGTATTATAACATCATTATTTTCATCATTTTCATTATTTTTAATCATCGAATCAATTATATTTTTTTTGGGTGTTTTTTTAGCAACGGAACTATCGGGAATAGTTTTTTTACGAGGCATATTAATTATAATTACAAATTATTCTTATATAAAAGAGTTCTTAAGGTAATCAAGTAAAGAAACAATATCATTTTTAATTTTAATATCGAAAGTTTCTATGGGTTTGTTATTGGCATTAACATTAGAATTAGCATTTAAACTGCAACTAGATGACATAGATTTAACTTCTAATTGTAAATCTTTAATTACATTTATTAAATAATAAATAAATAATATGACAATCACAATAAAAATAAATACAATAATATCCATTTGTTATTTCTAAATATTTTTAATTTTAAAATTTTAAACCAATATTTCCACTTTGGATTTCTAAAACGTTATATTCAACAACATAAACGGTACAATAAATATTTTTATTACTTCCCGAATATGATTTTTTAGTATAAATAGTATCAATATAATCATTTTCATATGAATTGAATGTCATACTCAAAGTTGTTTTAACATATGAGCCATTATAAAAACCTGATGGAAACCATTTTTCAGGATATAATGAAAATGAATACAAATAAATACCTTGCATAGGTATTGTTGAATGATGTTGATAAGGTTGAAGTTTATTATAAAAATATGCGTCCTTTTCTTCTACACGAAAGAAAGGATTACCACTTCCACCATCCCAAATTAATTTGGCATTTTTCATAATACTCTTTTCATTATTTTTAGGGATACTATAAGTATAATTAAAATTATCATTAAAATTATCTTTAGTATCGGCACGTTTCAATGTCCATATTATTTCTTTAATTCCTAGTTGCGATTGTATAGTTATAGTTTTTACAGTATTAGCAACACTCGCGGGGAAATCTGTTGTAATTATAGAAAGTTTTTCGATTAGAAATTGTTGTGTGCATTGTTTGAGCAATACGGCTCTTTCATCTGTATCGAGAACAATAAACGTCGCTTCGACATGTGCTTTTACGGTGTTTTGTTTAATAAAATTGTTGATATTTATTGATTTATTATGCATATAATTATAAAATCGTGGATTTACATGCATATTATAAATATCAGAATAAACAGAATATAAATTTTCTATATCTTCAAATTCAATATGAACATTAATTTCCTTAGTATATTTACCAACTAGTTTAATAATAGGTAAAGCTAAACTAGGATTTTTAGAAAACCAGAAATTGAGAGGTATGCACAAATCTCTGCTATTAATAGAAGGTTTATTACCATCACTAGACAAATAATCATAATCACTAATAACATTATTTCGTATTCTTAGTGTCGTTTCAGGTTTTCTAGGATTATTAAGAGCTGGCACATTTCCAGTCATATCATTGAAACTATCTTTAACAGGTAATGTTAATTCATTCCAAACAACCAACCATTCGCCGGTTATGGTATCAATAATAGTTTTACCTATTTCAAATGTAGCTTTTTTTATAATCAAAGAACCGATATGTTCAACCCATTTAAATCTATAAACATCACTTGAATAAACATCTGGCAAAGTAAATATTAAATAAAGATTACTTAATAAATCTATGTCAGCTCTTGATGTCAAATTGACAGTATAACCATCATTTCCGCCTAAATGCATATTAGTTAATAATGAAGGTATAGTATCAAATGTTAGAGTTAAATTCTCGATAGCAAAATTAGTATGTTTCCGATATACATAATTAAAAAAACTAATACTAGGATTAGTAACAATAAAATCATTCATGCCTCCTTTAGCAACTAATTGAAGTAATCCTGCACCCATTTTAATATAATAAAAGTTATTTTAAATACCCTTAACTGTTTTTTTAGTTAATTCATCTTCATAAATATATTTTCCTTTTTGCATCATAATACTTGAACTTACGTTAGAAGCAAATGTAACAATATTCTTATTAAAACCTTTATCATATAATACTTTTATTTCTTTTACGGTTAATGCATAATTGAAATAGGTTAAATCAGCCATTTGTAATGGTGATATTTTAATTTTATTATTTGTGTCAGCTGGTTGCGTATATATTTTTGCTATATCATTATTAATAAATCCAGCTTTATTATTATCAGCACCGACAATTTTACTGCTACTCGGGTTAATATGTAATTTACTCAAATTACTTTTCATAACTCTAGATTTTATTTGTGTATATTCTTTGGCTTTTTCTATGGCTTTTGTGTGAGCTAATCTATCTTCAACAAGAACACCATTAAAATAAACCTTACAGTTAGCATTATTTTTATTGAAAATATATTCAGTTTTTGGTTGTTCTTGAAATACAATAGTAACCATATTAAATTGTTGTTTATATTTTGAATTAATTTCTTTTATTCCTAATTTATTTTTATTTCTATTTCTAATATCTTCACTATCAACAGTACTACAATCTAATTGTACGGCACTAGTATTATAAGTTTCCGGAAAATTAATATTGTTATATTCAACAATAATTTCTTTAGCATCATTTCTAATTTTGACTAAAGGATTTTTAATTAATATTCCTTCTCTTTGAGCACGCGGTTCTCCTTCGCATTCATATTGATTTGTATTTATAGGTATATAATTCGGTTCTCCTTTATAAAATAGATTTATGTATTTATATTGCACATCATACATTGTATCACGTGTTGTATTAGAACTAATTGTATTAGTTCCTGAATTTACGTCAAAGAATAGCCAAAAATTATAAGAATATTCGGCTCCTCCATTTTGATTTATTGACGGATTGATATCAAGATATGATGGGTCGATTTTATCATAAGTTTCGATATCTATATCTCTTTCTTGAGTATAATCTAAGATACCGGTAAATACTTTAGTTGCTTTTTTTGTACTTGTATTAATTGTTATGTTTTTAATAAGTTCATTATTATAAATAGAATAACTAACAAATGCCATAATAGCAATTAAAAAAACAGATAATATTATTTGTACTATCGAATTTATCATATCTAATTTTATTATAGATATTATAATTTATAAATAGGACTTCTAACTCCATAAGCTCCCAATCCTAAAGCAGCCAATAATCCATTAATCGGACCTTTGTTATAAATAGCATAAATATCTTTATTATTGAGTTCATAATTGAAAGTGCTGAAATTAGAAATTAATCCGGAAAATCCAGGACCACAATTATCGGCCGGATTAGAACCTACATATAAATATCCTGTCATATTCAAATCTATATCACTTAAATTAGCTGTAGCGGTAACAGATGAATTTTTAGATAATTTAAAAATTTCTTTATCATATACAGTATTGACTAAATCGCCATCGACATATGCATATAAAGTTGTCTTAAAGGAATCGGTATTACAAACTATCGCAACATGAACCCAACGTTGTAATGGAATATATTTAACTTCTATACCTTGTTGTAAATAATTTTTTAATTTTTCATCAGTTGATAAATCAGGACATTTTCTATCAATATTCTTTTCATATCTATTGGTAAAACGTACATATAAGCTATTATTACTTTCATCGAGGAATATATGAGGTGAAGCTTTATTAGTTGATAATTCAGCTCCGTCATTAGTTAAACTCAATACATTTTTAAATTGGCCGTTGTATTTATTCATATCATTGATATAAATCCAGAATGAGAAACTGCGACGGGTTCCATTAGCTGTGTTATTAACATTGGCTATAAATTTATTTAGTTGCGTTCCTAAAATAGGAACTTTGGTGCCATCTATGCTATTTTCAACTTTAGAGAACAAAGTCCAACCGAGATAAGAATATAACAATGCGGCAATTATTATAGTGATTACAACGACGGCAAATAAACCAATAAACAGCGAACTATTAGCAGACATGAGTGCGTAAGTTTGGGTTATTCTTGAAGTTGCACTCGTTATTACATTATTTGAAGTATTAGAAAAAATATCAAATACACGGCCCGGATCAGTTGAAGAAGTATCACCCATTATAATTTATGACTATCTATTATTAATAAATAAATTTTCTATTAATAATACTTAAATGATAATTTCCACAAAATTGACTGGTTGGAATATTTAATTTATAAATTTTTTTATTATTTTTTTTCTGCAATGATAAATAACTTAATAATTTTGTGAAATGCGTCAAAGAATGATTTTTATTATTTTTATGCGATAGCAAGAAAAGAAAATTGATAATACTTATAAAATAATCTATAGCCAAATCATTATTTTTACTCATAAAAATATCAAAATAACAGAAGTCATTTATAAACTTCTTATAATGATTGTTTTTTTGAATTTTAGTTATATTACGAGTATTGAGTTCTATAATTAAATTTTCATGAAATTTTAAAGGAATAAGCCATTGGTCTTTATAAATAATTCGTTTAAAATTATCACGATTAAAATTATTAGCGTATAATTCACTTATTTCTAAGAAATCATCACTTTTATTATAATAAGTATTTGTAATTATTTGAATACAATTCTTAATATTAAAGTTAGTAGTTTTAGCAATTTCGAGGGCCTTATCATAAGTAATTGAAGGTTTGTATTTAATCAGAATATTGAATATTTCATCGATAGAAAGATTAGAGAACTCATAGAAAGAACATATTTTTTTAATTTCTCCGAGTTTGATATTATTGGAACCGATACAAATTATAGGAATATGTTTATGATTAGTATTTAGAAAATTTAACAGATGTATATTCATAGTGCTATCAAATGATAGCAGTGTTTCGAATTCATCAATAATAACAATTTTATTTTGGGTATTATTAGTTAGTTGTTGAATTAAGGAAGATGTGAATGCTTTGTTTAATAAATCTAATAATTGTTTAGAAGAACAGCAATTAAAACTATTGATATTAACGATAAATAGATTAAGGTCAATACATAATTTATTGATATTGAACGTCTTACCAATACCGGAATTACCAATAACAAATAGACACGAATCAGTAGTTAATTTAGTTCTAGGTGTTAAAATCCAATTTTTGATAAAATCCATTAATTTTAAGAAACTAGACTTATTTTTATAACTAAAACAAAATAATAACACAAAAGTGCGATTAATGGATAGATTAAATCGAGGGTCATTAGCGATTTAGAGTTATAAGTTTTAATATTACCATGCATATCAAACATAATAGAAGGTTTCAAAAGAAACAACAATAATAATATTAGTATATATAATAAAATAGTTATGAATATCATTCTCTATAAAATAAATATTATATTAAATATAGATGTTGCTGATATATAAATTTTTAATAATTATTTTGCTTTTAATAATTTTTTATTATGTCATAAATGTTAATATTGAATGTTTTGTGGGTAGTAATAGTTCTAATAAAAATTATACAAACACAAACGAATATCCATCATTTACAATAAATTCGAATATACCATATGACATAAAATTGAATAATGATAAAAACAATTATTATGATTATGGGAATGACGAAATAGAAGCCAAATTTGCGGCATTATTAAAAATCGATTATAATAAAATAATTACAGCGATAGAAGGAAATGAATGGGGTGAATGGATTAAAGATGATAATTATCCGTATTATAACCAAATAATTATTTATTTACAGCAGTTAGTGCAACATGATATATTTACGTTACCAAATGATAAAAATAAATTCAAAATAATTAAACATTCTTTAGTTAGATATAAAAAACAACTAGAAGACAAAGGAATATTATTATTAGAAATAGATATAATTATTTATAGAGAAAACAAACCTTTAGCGAGACATATGAAATTTTTGATAAAATCAAATGGTGTAAAACATAACATAGCGATGGCTAAAGTCGTTGGAGTAATTAATGAATGTAATTTAAAAGGAAATTATGAAACATACGATAAAAAAGATTATCAGGAATTTAATCCGGAATTTAAATATAAATATGATATGAATAGTTTTTTATATGACACCAACGACAAACTACTTCATTCAGAAATTGAATATAATATCTATAATAAAATACTTAAGGAATTATAATAATAATAATATTATTATAATATATAATGAACCATTTTGAATACCTTGTTGAACTCCCCGTTTCTGAGGATGTAGAAAGAGTAACAACCGATATTTATAATATGATTAAGGAAGGTAGATGTCCGTTCAGTTTATCTAAAGTCGTAGATGAAGGGGAAGGTGACAAAAAAAGACGTTTATTTGTTATTACATCCCCTGTCAATATTCATCATATTGTTCATCCGATGTTTTATAAATTCGATATGAAAGTTCTATGTTATTTTAAGACACCGGTTGCTTTTTAGGTGGCTTTTTTATTTTTTTGTGAATTAAATTTAATCCATGCATCGTCAATTAAATTTAATTCTTTGATTATTGCTTCGCAATTTTCAGTTAAGAATTGTTTAAATACATCGGGATTAGTTTGTTCTTCTAAGGTAATACGAATAATCATGAGTTGTTTTAATGGATGCGGGCAAATGTAACCGATGTAAGAACAGACAATTTTATTAAATTTTTCATTGCCTCGAATAAATTTATTATGAACGATAGATTGAATAATATTTCCGAGGGTATCGTCTTCATTATCAACATGAAAATTTACTGAAAAAGGATTATTGGGAACAGGTTCAATAGTTATATTATCAATATTTGTGATAAGTTTATTTAATTTTGCAATGATAATTTCGATGGCTTTTGAGAAAAGATAAGAATAAGATAATTTATTAACTGTTTCAATTTCGAATTTAATCAATGTAGGGTCACCATATTCATTTTTGTGATATGCTCGGTGTTTATCGAGTATATTCGAAGCTTTTGAAGCTTCTTTAGGTTCTTCAATAAAATAGAAATTAGCGAGAGAAACAGGAGAGAACGAGGCATTTGTTTTACCTGTTCTTTTAATGGCTGTAGCGGTAAAATGTAGATGTTCTCCGGCTCTTAGTCGAGTAATAAGAATATTTTGTTTTGTAATAGGATTAGGTGGAAACAATTCATTTAATTCTTTAGCCGTTAGTTGATTGTCTTTATAAGTTCCAGTAAAACTAGCGGTAGTAACATTGACAGTAGTGGCTCCATCATTCATAATATTCAAATCGAAAGAATAATCATTATCTTCATAAGTATCGGTGATTTTTTCAGTGACGTTGATAGGAATTAGGCCAATTCTATGTTTCATAAATTCATTATGTAACGGTCCTGTATTTTTATGAACTTCAATAGAAGGTTCATCTTCGCCATAAAATCCGACTATGGGAATTTCAGTTAAAAGGACTCGTCTAATTCCATTAACTATAGACAGGTCCATATTCTGAATATCGAATGAATTTTTTTGTGATTTCGGGTCGTAATTATAATTCTTAAACATTATCTTTATTTAAATTAAATAATATTAATTTTATGTCATTTTTTATTATATTATTATATCATTTATTTTTAATAAAATGATTTTGTTTTATAGTGAAACCTGCCAACATTGTTCTGTTTTATTAGATACGATTAAATTACATGACAAGAAAAAGACAATTAAACTGGTTGTTATAGACGGTATAGTAAATAAAATTAAACATAAAATAACCGCTGTTCCTGCGTTGATGTTTATACCAACGAAAGAAATAATTTATGGTAAAGCAGTATTTGATTATTTATTATTACCAAATCGAGGTTATCTATTTACAAGCACAAAAAATACGAGAGAAAAGATAGATTTATCAGATACAAGTTCGTTAATATCGCCGATACCGATGAACCAAAATAAAGAAGCAACAATAGAAGAACCTTCATCATTTTCATTAGGGTCGATAACAGCTGATAATTACAGTGATATAACCGATGATAATATAAATTCAATGAATATAAATAAAGACCGATTATATAAATGGGATACAATAGATAATCCAAATTCAAATGAAATACCTAAAATGGCTAAATTAGACAGTGAAAAACCACATAAAACACTGCCTTCTATAGACGAATTACAAAAAGAAAGAGAAAATATATTTAAGGATATTTAATTAAAATTAAAACATAATAAATATGGCTTCTCCTACTTTAACAACGACATATATATTTAATCAATATTATATTGATTTACTTAAGAAACTTAAAAACGTTGCTAAAAAGCATCGAACCCATAGTGAAACCGCTAAACGAATTTTAAAGACAATAAAAGATAATTATCAAACTTATGACAAGACCTCAGGAGAATACATTGAGCTATTTAAGGAAAAAACGGCGTCTTGTTGGGATGAATATATAAACCTAGAGAAGGATAAATGCAATGATTGGTTAAAGGATGATAATAATGGCAAAATCGAAATTTACAAGGATATAACGATTAAGGATGTGGTAAAACTTTTAAGAAATGATTTTATAACTCATCATTATTTATGTGTGTTGTATATATACACAAATGAATTAACTGAAGAGCAGATAACAACAATACTCAAAGTTCTGCAGAAGGTAACAGAGGAAGCGGAAGGAGAAGCCGAAATCGATATTCAAAATGAGAATGTAAAGAAGGTATTACAAAGATTAAACGAACTAAAAAAAGATAATATTAATACGGATGAAGATAATTCAGGAATGCCTAATATGGATAGTCTGAAGGATACCACAATAGGGAAGATTGCGAAAGAGATAATAGAAGACGTTGATTTGACAAAACTCAAACAATCTATAACCGAAGAGGGAGATATATTTAAGGCGATAGCAAAACCGGATAGTGGTTTTGGGGAATTATTTACGAATGTAAGTCAGAAGATGTCAAATAAGATTTCAACAGGTGAATTATCACAAGAGGCAATAATGAAAGATGCGATGAAATTTGCGTCGATGTTGCCTGGATTATTTGGAGGTGCCGGTGATAATAACGGGGAAGGCGGAGGAGGAGATGGAGGAATGAATATGGCGATGAATATGATGAATATGATGATGAAAGGAGGAAT